GAGCGCGCAGGTCGATCCACGGTGCGGCTTCGGGCGCGAGATGGACCTGCATGGCTTGCTGCTTGGTCGCCATGGCGGCGGCGTAGGCTTCCGGGTTGGCCGGAAACTTGGTCCGCATCTCGTTGGAGTAATTCTGCAGCTCCTGCTCGGCGTAGGTGTTGTAGAGCGCCTGGGTCGCCTTCTTGTAGGGCTCGGCGTAGCCCGGCATCGAGATGCCGGACGGGTAGAACGAGCTGGGCGGAATGATGTTGTGGTTGCCGTCGAACTTGATGGCCGCCGGGGCGTCCTCGATGGCTTTGTTCTCGGCGTACTTGTTGTAGGTCGCGTAGGCTTGCTCGAAGGCGGCGCCCGCCTTGTTGAACATGGTCTCGGCACGGGCGCCCTGGACGTTGGCGGCCTGCACCGAATCGGAGGCGGCCGCGCCGAACACATTGGCGCCGGCGTCGAAGACGTTGGTCTGGATGGGCGCTTCCTGCTGCGACGGCTGCAGGGTGGTCTGGGTGCCCTGGAACTCGGCGGCCATCTACTTCTGCAGCCCCATGATGGCATCGGCGCCGCCCGCGCTGGGACTGGAGCCCAAGCCGAACATCGAGCTGCCCGAACCGATCAGCTTGCTGCCGATGTTGAACATGGCGTCGATGCCGATGTCCTGCGCCTTCTGGCCGGCCGTGGCGACCTGGGTCTCGAGGTTCTGCAGCTTGAAGTCGGTGCCGAGCTGGGCAAAGGTCGAGCGCAGCTGCTCATTGCCGATCGCCGACTGCAGGTTCTGCTTGCGGAACGAGAGCATCTGCTGCTTGGCGTCGCCTATCAGGCGGATGTTCTGGGCATCCTCATCGCTCATCTGGCGATTGCGCTGGTCGATCGCGCCCGATGAGTCCTGTCCGGTCTCGATGCCGCCCCGTGCCACCAGGTCGATGGCATTGCTCTGGCCGAGGCTGGCCAGCATGCGACGCCGCGCCAGCTCCTGCTCGGCGGTCTGGATGTTGACTTCCTGCGCCGTGATGTCGGTCTGCCCGACCTGGGTTTGCAGTTGGGCCTGCGTCACCTGGCTGCCGAGCTTGCTCATCTCGTTGCCGGTCACGACCTGGGTCTCGGCAAGATGGAGCGAGTCGATCTGGCGCTGCTGGGCCTGGGCACCACGCAGGGCACCCGAGATGCCCTGAATGACGCTCATGCCGGCCTGAGCGCCCATCATGGCGAGCTGGACACTCATACCTCGACCTCGGTCATGATGGTGGTGAGGTTGAAGGCCAAGGGCAGCGGCGCGGTGATGACGGGTGCGGCGACCGCCGAGACGCCGAGCAGCCAGCACTTGAACTGGCCGGTGTAGCGGTCGGGCGCCAGCGCCGGGTCCTCGATCGCATTGCTGGTCGGGATGTGGTCGTTGTTGACCTGGGCGCTGAGCGTGCCGACCAGGCTGATGGTGACCGAGACGTTACGCTTGGGCTGGCCCCAGGTGACGCCGTCGGGCATCTGGACTTCCTGCACCAGCGGCTGGACCAGCGGGATGAACGAATGGCCGACCTCGATGTTGCTGATCGGCGTATCGGTCGTGATCATGCCGCTGCCGTCGGGCACGAACTGGCCGAGATAAAGGTCGCCTGAGCAGGCATCGACGGTCATGCCGATGTGGTTGGGGAACGGCCCCCATGTGGTGGTCGGGCTGCCGGCGGTGAGCTTCTGCGAGAAGTCCATGACGTAGTTGGGGTCGAACACGCTGAGCCAGCGGCTGCCCGGCGCGCCGTGCTCGGTGACGGTCCAGATCTCGCGGTCGATCACGCCGCACGACTTGAACAGGCCGCCGGTATTCCACAGCATCCAGCCGCCGACATTCTCGCGCCGCACCTTGGCGAGCACCGCCAGCGTGCCGTCGCCGTTGGTGATGATGCAGAGTGCCTCCTGGGCGGTCGCGGTCTCGATCGAGACGTCGAGGTCGATCGGGCTGCGGATGTAGTCCTTGGCCATGAAGCTCAGGGCATCCGAGGTGTAGCTCTGCTGGAAGTCGTCGTAGACGAACTCGCGTACCGCGTTGGCGGCGCGGGAGATGAAGATGGTGGTCTGGTCGAAGCGCCGGGCGTCGGAGTTGGCGATACCGTAGGACGACTGCTGCTTGACCGAGAAGTTGGCGGGCGTCAGCGCGCCGCTCGAGGGTGACGGGGCATAAAACTCGCCGTCGGCGGTGAACAGCTGGAGGTGACGGAACGACACCATGCGCTTGATCTCGGCGACGCGGTCCTGGGCCGCCACGAACTTGATGGCGTCGGTCGGCTGGCCGGTGCCGAGCTCGAAGTTCAAGGGGTCATAGGTCGTCGAGCCCCAGATCGTGTTGGGCGCATCGCGGCCGCCACCGATGAACAGGCGCTGTTCGTGCAAGGTGGCGCAGCGCGCCCAGCCATGCACGCCAGAGAATGCCTGTTCCTGCCAGTCGAGGGTCGGTACGTTGGCGGCAACGGGCAGGGTGCCGTAGATCGTGCCGTTGATCTGGGTCGAGGAGACGTAGCTGGTCAGGAAGATCGGGATGGTGAACATCCTGAACCAGGTGCCGACATGGCTCGGCGTGAAGATCGCGATGTTGGTCTGCAGGGTGCCCGCGCCGGTCGTCACGCTGGCCTGGCAGTAGGTATTGCCGCTCAGGTACTTCTGCATCGGCATGCGCGGGATCGGGCCGGCGCCGGTGTCGAGGAAGCCCCACTGGATGGTCGTGATGGTGAACGAGGCCGAGCCGGTGCGGGTGATCTGGCGGGTCTCGAAGTCGGGGTGGAAGACGAACATGGTGTCGAAGCTCTGGACCACGACGAGCTCGCGGTTGGCGACCATCGCGTCGGTCCATGGCTGGCCGCCGGTGCTCCACACGGCGGTCCTGGTGACTTTGTTGTAGGCAATGACGGTCGCCTCGTAGAACAGGAAGACGTAGCTCTGGGCCTGCGAGAAGGTGAAAGCCTCGATCTGATAGGACCAGTTGGCGGCCAGGCCGGCGACGATGGCAGTGCCGGGCCGCCGGGTAGCGCCGCCCTGCGGCTTGATTGAGACGTTCTCGGCGCGCCGCACCGAGTTCTTCCAGATCGCGAGGTCGAGGCGGTCCTTGGCGTCGGCCGAGACGGCGCCGCCGGTCAGGTTGGTCTGGAGCGTGCGCAACATCAGTAGATCGGGGCTGGCATGATGCGGTTCCTGAGGAAGCGCTGCTGGTTGACCCGCTTGGGCGTGACCGACTGGGCGTCGCGGTTCTTGGCGCGGCTGAGCTGGAGCTCGTAGGCGTCACCCATCGCCTTGATCTGCGAGCTGTTGCGCGTCACCGACACGGCGAGCATGGCGGCGAGGCGGAACACGGCGCACATCTTGAAGCTGGGCGGCCAGTAGGCTTCGGCGACACGGTAGGAATACTCGGCGACCAGCTCGGAATCGCTTGAGACATCGCAGTACACGCGATCGGCCATGATCTCGTACTTCTGCGGCGTGCCGGCGATGCGGCAGGTATGGATGAAGAACGGCGTGCCCTGCTCGAAGGCCGGCATGTGGAAGGCGGTCTCGTAGCGATCGAGCGGCGGAGAGGGGTCGATCTCGAGGATCTGCTGGCCGGTGCAGAACTTCCAGCGGTGCGCTTCCGAGAGCTCGGCGACCATGATCTCGTAGAGTGACGAGGCGGCGATGACCTCGTCGCGGCCGATCTCGGAGAACGACTGGAGCTGGCGCATGCCGAGCAGCACCATGGCGGAGGAAGCGACTTCCTCGGGCGTCTGCGGCAGCGGAAGCTGTGACATAAGACCTCCGCAAAGGAGGCGGGATGGTCAGGGAAACCACCCCGCCGAGGTTCGGCCGCAACGTCGGAACTGCTGCTGGGAGAAGCGGCCGCCGGACGTTGCTAGGTGTAACTGGCGCTCTTGAGGAGCGTCACCGTGGTGCTGTTGGTCACCAGCACCGAGGCGTCGAAGTGGGCTTCGGTGCCGCCGACCACGGCGCGGACGTGGATCAGGTCGCCCGGCACGAGATCGGAGAACATCGGCAGGAAGTAGTTGGCCGCCTGGATGGTGGCGACCGGGTCGGCAGACCAGTAAGTCCAGACTTTGCCGGCGCCGCCCGAGGCGACGAGGTTCATCTGAGCACGAGTGAGAGCCATTGATTCCTCCCTAGACTTTGAGGCTGGACTTGACGATGCCCAGGCCGTCGATGACGCAGGCGTTCATCTGCATCTTGTTGAGCGCCCACCACGCGGCGCGGGTGCCCTCGTAGGTGATCGACGAGTTGACGTCCTGGCCGATCGCCTGGCCGACCGCCGAGCGGTGGAAGATGAAGTTGGTGGTGTTGGTGGCGCGGGCGTAACCGCTCCACGGCATCCACATGATCGACATCCAGCGCTTGGCCTGGGTGCCTCGCGGGAACGGCAGGTCGTCCTCGCCGACATACTGGCTGTTGGCGAACTGCTGGATGCCGAGCAGGCGGCCCCACTGCTCCCAGCCGATGATGCCGTAGCGTTCGCCGTCGTCGGGGATCTCGCCGTTGCCCATGGCGACCATCACCGCGGTGGCCCAGGCGAGCGTGGCGCCGTTGGTCGTCTCGTCGAGCGTGCCGCCGGTCAGCAACGCGTCGGTCGTCATGACGTTGATGATCTGGTCGTCGGTCTTGCGGCCGAGCGCGTAGGCGCCGGCGTTCATCGACGCCTGCATCTCGTCGTGGTTGATGCGCAGCTCGTCGAGCTCGTCGATGAAGTCGCCGGCGTACCAGTCCTCCATCACCACCGAGACCTTGGTGTGGGTGTTGTTCATCGGCGGGATCACGGCATTGCGCGCCTTCTGCGTGGCATTGCCCTGGCCGTACTTCTGGAAGGTCGTCTTGTTCTTGACGCCCGAGCGCGAGCGCACGCAGGCGCGGAAGATCGAGCCCTTGCGCTGGTAGGCTTCGTGCACGCCGGCTTCGAACTCTTCGACGAAGGCGACGTCAATCGTTGGCGTTGGCATTGGGAACCGTCCTGATCAGAGTGAATGATCCGGTCGACGGTTGTTCCCAGGGGCGGTTAGGAGACGAGTTGTTCCGTGAGGCTCGTGAGAGGCTTATGGGGCCGTGGCCTAGGTTATATTCTTACCGTCCCGAACCGTTCTTGGAAAGGGCGCGGTAGCCGGCGCGCACGCGGCTGACGAAGCTCGGGTCGATGC